TCAGGTAAAGCGTGAAGGTGAGTGCAGGAGCTACCGCTACACCCTGATCGACACGACAGCCGTAACAGAAAGCGATCCGTCTGTTCAGTATCGCCAGCGTCCTGGCGGCGTAAACCCAATGACCAACCTGTTTAACCAGTGCATGGCGGGAGTAAGAAAATGATTTTTCTCAAATTAAGCCAAAAGGTAACCGTAGAGCGGCAGGGCGAATATGGTTGGGAACCAGAAACAGTCTACGAGCCTGTGTTTGTTGCCGCAGGTCACATCGTCAGCATGTATTTCACTGGCCTGACAATCCTGAAAATGACCTCCGGAGAACGCATTGACGTGAAAGAGACCCCGGAAGAAATCATAGCCATGCTTACCGAAGGAGCCGCCAAATGACAATCACACTACAGGCAGTAAACGAGCTCATCGCTTCCCTGGAGAGCGCAGGCGAGCTGTCGATCAAAGAGACAAAGGTTATGGCGCTGGCGAAAGCGTTTAAGCAGCTGGCTGAGGAGAATGTGGCGTTAGCTCTGGAAAATGTAGCGATGAAACAGATCGTTGACTCCGTAACCAACCTGGATAACGAACCTCAGTACCACGACGAAGGCATGGGGTGCGGACTGGAAGACCGAGGTATTACTGACCGGTACGATGCCTGCCGCTATGGCTGGGATGAAGCTATGGAGCGGATATACGGCGAAGTGATCCCTTGTGCCGATGAGCTGGATTTTTCCGCCACCGATGCCTACCTGGCCGGGATTAAGGCTGATGGGGTGGAGGAGTTCGCGGTAAAACTTCGTATTCCTGGCGATGACCCATTCCTTGATGCTCTGGCAAAAGGGGTTGCAGTCGCCGCTGACGACTACGCCAAGCAGCTGCGCGAGGGGGCAGGCAAATGAGCATCGCCGCTTATCTCAATACCGGTCTAGCCATGCTGGGGTGGGTATACATCATGTTCAAAACAGGCCAGTGGATTACCAAAAATGCTCTGAGGCAGTGGGACAAGCGTCGTAAGGAGTCTCTCCGCCAGAAAGCTGTGAATGAGTTTTATGACGCCTTTGAGCTTAACAGCCTGGAACCTGGATCTACCGTTCGCCTGGCCACTAAAGGCGACCTGACAATCATGATGTTCCGCAGCGAGGGAAAGGCCAATGACTGATATCACCGAACTGGCGCAGAGAGAAAAATTCGAGGCTTGGTTTAAGTCGTCATTTCATCCAGACAAAACAGGGCCATACATCAAAGACCAACTGTATTTCGCCTGGAAAGCGGCTGGTGCCGAGATGGTAGAGGCGCTGGAGAAGGCGCAGACCATCAACGCAGCAGCCGAGAAGCTGGTCCGCTGCAAAGGTCGCTATCACAGCGAGCAGAACTATCGCGCATTGGCTGTGCTGTTTGGCGTGAAAACCCCAGACCTGCCGCCGTTGGAGCATGAAAACGTCCATTATGCCGATGCTGCAGAGATGGAGATCGCAGCACTGCGCCAGCGCATCGCCGAGCTGGAAAGCCAACTTAAAGCAGCAGAAAACAATGAGATTGATGCTCGCTGTCATATCGCCGATCTGGAGTCGCGTACCGTGAAGCTGCCGAAGCCACACGCGCATTTAATCTGGATTCAGGCAGGGCATGCGCCAGACGATTACTGGGATGACGTAGCGGTATCTCACAGCGAGAAAGACCTCTGCTGTGATGGTTCAGAGCGCTATCCGGTTTATGCGCGCTGGGAAATTGAAGAGATGTTGGCCGCCGCTGGCATCAAGGTGGAGGCTGAGTGATGTTCAAAATCGAAAGTTCCGAACAACGCCTCAAGCGGGTTCTCACAGAAAACGCCGGTAAATTCACCATCGACGAAGACGGCGGAATCCATACCAACTGGCAGCATCCAGAAGTGCAGGAAACCATGCGCAGGCACTTTGAGGCGCTCAGCAAAATTAAGGTGGACCGGAAATGAGCGAATTTTCACGAGAAACACTACTCAACATTATCGAGACTGACCATGTGCAATGCGGTGAGGCTTCGGCATTGGCCCGCATGGCGCTGGCCGCAATGGACAGCGAGCCGGTGATTGTTGTTGGCGATGATGGAGGGGATGCGCTTTCTTATCGCCGCCTTATCCAGTCCTTTGAGTCTGGCACTAAGCTCTATCGCCACGCGCAGCCAGCGCAGGTAGTGCCGGATGAAAAAGATAAGACCGTTGATGCTGATGACCATCCATTGCTGTGGAGCTTTAACGAAGGATGGAACGCCTGCCGCGCCGCCATGCTCGCAGCCGCCCCGCATGATACCCCCGCTCTGAACTCGGTGCAGAGCGTCGTTACCGTGCCGGGTAAATGGATTCCGGTTAGCGAGCGGATGCCGGAAGTCGGCGACATCGTGCTTACCGCAATGGGAGGGGCAGTTAACGTTGGCGAAATGGAGTGCTCTGCTGCAAATTGTCGTTTCTTCACGTCAGTTATTTCCGGTAGAGAGTTACCGGCAACTCACTGGATGCCACTGCCAGCCGCACCGCAGGAGGCGCAAGGTGAGTAAAGAAGTCATTACCATCAAGGCTCAAAGCCAAGAGATGGCGGAAAAGCTGGCGAGAGGTGTATGGGCGGTTTGCCCGGACGCAGAAATCAAACTGTCCTATCCAAAGCCATGGCTTTTCACCTGCCAGATAACCTCATGGGTAGGTAAGACATTTTCAGTGCAGATTTCAAATGCAATGCCGAAATGTTTCACTGAATATTCATCACCGGAATAGATTCTTCCAGCTTATTCATTGGTGAGGTTGGTGATGCCTAAATCCCCCGCAGAACGCAAAGCCTCCAGCTGAAATCAAACCCCTCTCCGGAGGGGTTTTTCTCGTATATGCTCATTTTGCTTTTATCCCCGTGAGGGGCGATAATTACCTGGTCAGTCTGGACAACTGACAACTTTACCCCGGCGCCAAGTGGGGACACATGGCGCACAAAACCTTACAGCAATCCCTTTCACCGATGGCGAAAGCCACCGGCGATTTTCTGCATTCAGCGTTTAGCCTCTGCGGAGGTGAAGCGTGAACATTCCTCAATGCGGCATCAAACTGCACAGCGGAAACTTCAGCGCTATAGGCAAGATCCTTCAGGAGCAGCTCTCTGACGGGAAATGCCTGCGCCTGCAGGTCAAAGAGTGGCGCGAAAAACGCAGCCTGAGCCAGAACGCCCTCAGCCACATGTGGTACACGGAAATCAGCGAATACCTGATTAATTCCGGACGCACAGACGCAACCCCTGAATGGGTTAAGCGCAACCTCAAAAAGACCTATCTCGGCTGCGAAGAGGTGACATACACCGACTTCATCACGGGTGAGAAGACTACCACCTGGGAGCCTCGCCACACTGCCGACCTTGATACCGGTGAAATGCATATCTTCCTGCTGAAGGTTGAAATGTGGTGCGCTCAGTTCGGTCTGGCCCTGACTATCCCGAACGGTTGCGAGTACCAGCAGCTGCGCGATAAGCAGGAGGCCTGATGTCTACTCCACTTTCCCGCGTTATCAGTAACGAAATCTTCCGCATGCCAGCGCGCCGCAAGCGCAAGGCCGATGTTAAGCCGTCTGATATCCCAACACTGAAAGGCTATACGGCCCGTCTGGTCGACAAGAAGTGGCTTTGCCTGAGAGCAAGGAGGCCACATGCGTAAACCAGCACGTCGTAAATGCGCCCACTGCCGCGAATGGTTCCATCCTGCCCGGGAAGGGCAGGTGGTATGCAGTTTTGAATGCGCCAGCGCGATCGGCAAAAAACAGACAGCAAAAGCCCGGGAAGTGGCGAAGACCAGGGCGGTGAAGCGCCAGCGCGAATCCGAGAAAGAGGGGCGTCAGCGTCGCCGTGCCAAGCGTGAGTCATTCAAGACAAAGGCCCAATGGGATAAAGAGGCTCAGTCAGCCTTTAACCGGTATATTCGCATTCGTGATGAAGGTAAGCCCTGCGTGAGCTGCGGAAACCCGCTTATTGGTAAGAGCAACTACCTGACCGGCAGCGCAATTGACGCCAGTCATTACCGTTCCCGTGGTGCGGCGTCGCACCTGAAATTCAACGTGTTCAATGCCCACTCCGCCTGCACCCGCTGCAACCGGCAGTTGAGCGGCAACGCTGTTGAATATCGCATTCACCTGATTGAACGCATTGGCCTGGATCGCGTAGAGCGCCTTGAGGCTGATAACGTGCCGCGCCGGTTCGACATTCCCTACCTGCAGCGCATCAAATCCATATTCACCCGCAGAGCCCGCGCGCTGGAGAAGCGCCGCGCCCGCCATCAGGAGGCCGCATGAGCCGTGACGTTATCGAACGCATCCGCGACCGCTGGCAAAAGCTCCGTCTCTGCCGGCACCGCGGCACCGTACTGGTTGACTACCGCATACTGAGAAACTTTGTCCGCATCTATCAGACCCCGGGAGAGACAGCATGAAACTGGAATTAACCAACGAACAGCACCAGTGGATAGATCAGTGGCTCCAGCTTTGGGGCGCGTGGTGCCAGACAGGGAAGATAGACAAGGCGATGATAAATATGATTGCCAAGTTCATGGCCACGGTTGAACCGCAAGCACCATCAAGGCCTGTATGCAGCGATGATGATGGGTTGCTGATTGATGCCGTAATCCGACATTACCTGAAAAACGTAGATGAGAACGCATGGAAGGTGATTTTTGCCTATTACGTCTGTAACTCAAGCGAGATAAGGATCGCTTTATGGCAGCATGCTGTGAGCAAACCTCGCCTGATGAAGACCCGCGCCGGAAACCAGTATAAGCACCCGAGCATTTCAACCATCCGCCGGGAAGTTAAGCAGGTTATCAACGCGGCACTCTTTTGCCTGTACCAGCCGCTGCAAAATGCGTTTAACGATCGCGAAAGCGTGAGGAAAATTGCAAAAAATAGTCATAACGTGCTTGCATTTCAATGAACAAATGAGCAATATATTTAGTGTAGGTTGCCGTATTTGCGTTTGACCTATCGGAACACCTAGCCCGAGGTTAGCGCCTTGGGCTTTTTTTATGCCTGCGATCCGGTCAGGGCTCTTGGGTAGAGACGTGCTGCACGACACGTCGACACCCGCCGCGCAAGAGCCCTGAACCAGATTGAGGGTCGATCGTATAAAGGTCATTACGGCAGGCTGTTAACCTGCTTATCGTGGTTCGATTCCACGTCGTCCCGCCAAATTACGGAGCTCTGGCGTAGATGGTTCGCGCGGATGCCTGAAGAGTATCAGGAGATGGTTCGATTCCATCGGGCTCCACCAAATTAGCCGGCTTAGCTCCAATGGTAGAGCAGTCGCCTTGTAAGCGAATGGGTAGCGGTTCAAATCCGTTAGTCGGCACCAATTCAGCGCCATTAGCTCAACCGGAGAGAGCAATAGCCTTCTAAGCTATCGGTTTCAGGTTCGAGTCCTGAATGGTGCACCAGATTGCATCTGTCGTAGTTTGGTAATTACGTCTGGCTTCCACCCAGAAGATGCGGGTTCGATCCCCGCCAGATGCTCCAATCCCTCTACCTTGGGACCATTACGGCTACCGCGCCGTCACTTTTTACCCTTGGTATTTCTTCCCGCCTTGAGCGGGTTTTTTATTTTCAGGGTCGCGGGAATCACCCTCGACGCTTTGTTGGAAAATCAGCCCGACGGCCCTGACCTTCTCACACACAGCTTCCCGATCTTTCATCGGAGGCGGTAACTATGGCTAAGCGTATGCAAGACAAAGAGAGCATTGCCGGGATGTCCTGGCTGGTTCTGCTGATCATTGCTTGCTGGGGTGGACTTGTCCGCTACCTGATAGATGTGAAGCAGAGCAAGGCAACATGGAGCTTGATCAATGCTCTTGCCCAAATGGTGGTTTCAGGGTTTACCGGCGTTATTGCTGGCCTGGTGAGCATTGAAAGCGGACTGAGCATTTACATGATTCTGGCAACCGCGGGGATAAGCGGCGCGATGGGCTCCGTAGCGTTGACCTATTTCTGGGAACGCCTGACGGGGATTAAAGATGCAAATCAGTAATAACGGTATCGCGCTGATTAAGCGATTTGAGGGTTGCAGGTTAACTGCATATCCCGACCCGGGCACCGGCGGTGATCCCTGGACGATTGGCTACGGCTGGACGGGGAAAGTAGACGGCAAACCTATCAAACCCGGAATGAAGATTGACGACGCAACTGCGGATCGCCTGCTGCGCACTGGCGTAGTGAGCTTTGACCAGGCGGTAAGCAAGATGCTCAAAGTCTCCGTTACACAGAACCAGTACGACGCGCTTGTGTCTCTGGCCTACAACATCGGTACGCGAGCGTTATCAACATCAACGCTGATGAAAAAGCTGAATGCCGGTGATGTGAAAGGCGCCGCTGACGCATTCCTGAGCTGGAACCGGTCAGGCGGCAAGGTAATGCCTGGCCTCACTAATCGCCGCAAGGCAGAGCGAGAAGTCTTTTTATCGTGAACACGGGGAACCTATGAACTATCTCATTAATCGACTGAAAGAGCCTTCAACCTGGCGCGGCATCATCCTGGTCATTGCTGGCGTATTTGGTTATCAGCTGCCTCCGGGCATTCAAGAAACTGTCATCGCTGGCGGCGTAGCACTGGCTGGCGTTGTTGGCGCGGTGATGCCGGACAGCGTTAAGAAATGACCGCGCGATAGGCATTACAGAGCCACTTCCAGAGGTGGCTCGATAATGTCACAACGAGGTAATCCATATGAGCACTACTGGAATCCTAATGGCGGAAATTACGCTTCGCCCATACATGAAGCCGCTGCTTATCCTTTCAGTGCTTTTGCGCTGGGACTGGCTCACTAAGAAGTGTATCCGGATTGCCCCTGTAATTGGTAAGCAGGCGTAATTATAAAGTTCTGAAAATGGTGCATTAAAAGCGCCATTGACAGAGTTTTATATAAGTTTGCTAATGCCTCGGTGTCGAAATTACCGAGAAAGTATGTTTGGCTCACGGAGGATTGTTCTGCATGACTGAAAATGACAATCGCAGACCATACCCTCCCGTCAACTTCACTGGCGAAAACTGGCTGCCTTATACCCGGCTAATCCCTGCTACCGAAATCGGCGAATGGGTAAATCAGAACATCCTCTCCGAAGATGGACGAATCCATAACCCTGACCATACGCACTTGCTTGACGCTGATGTGGCGTTTATGTGGGCCTCTGGCTCATTCGCCAAGAGTGGGCGCATTGTGCTTGG